TTGACGAGTTCTCTCCTCGCCTATCATAGTAGGTATAGTGTAATTTAAAAGCCTATCAAGAGGACTTTCGTAATTGAATCTTCGACCGTTAGCCATAGTTTACTTCCTAAATTCTTTCTTTATTTAATACTGAGTTCCACCTGAAATAGGATTTATATAAGTTTTTTTAGTTGGATCAGTATAAGTATTCCTATTTATTCCATACATATCTGTCCCGCCACCTGGATCTCCTGGAGTATATTGATTTCCTCCACCAGTAGGGTCAAGTCCATAAATAGTTTCAGCTCTGCCAAAAAGTCTATTAAGATAGCTTTGTAAAGCTGCATAAACAGCACCCTGTCCAGCTCCGCGTTCTTTTTCTGCGCCGAGCAATCCACTCTGGTATTGTCTTTCATAACCACTTTGTTGAGTGGCGCTTTGCTCTAAGATATCTCTAAGCGACATTTCTTGCTGTTTTTCAGCAGCTCCAAATCCTCCAAATCCACTTTTACCATAAATATCTCTAGCTTTTCCTCTAGCTGCGGAGAATCCCGCTTGACCTTTAGTCTTTAAAGAACCTAATTGCTCTTCAAGTCTTTCACCAAGCATAGATGTTTTTTCATCAAATCTTTTAGTTACTTCTTGTCCGGCTTGTAAATATTTAGTAGGATCGAATCCTTGGAAAAACTGTTTAAATTGTTCTTGTTGTTTTGGGTCTGTAAACCCAAAAGAGCTTATAAGACTACCAACATCTCCAGTAAAATATTTAGACATATCGCCTAAGCCAGCATCCCCAAGAAGTGCTTGTAATTGTTGTTGTTGTTGTTCGTTCATAATTTATCCTATCTATTATGTTGTTCTTCTACCTCTCCATGGCTCGCCAGATATAACATCTACTAAGTCAAGCACATCTATATCTGGGTCTATTATTTCATCCGTAGTCTTATCTTTAAATATATCAGCTAAGAAATTTCCAGATTTTGGCATTGTTGCAAGCCTATATGCACTTATTGCATCTGTTAATGCATTAGAATATTGAGCGTCATCAAATGATTTATTAGCTTCTGCTGTAAATCTTTGTAACTCCCTTGCCTCACCGCCAGCTCTTTCTCTTCCTGCGCCAAAAAACATTCCAGTTGGCGCTAATCCAGCTGCACCTTTTAGTCTCCATCCTCCAGGTTGCGTTGATTGAGCGTATTTAGAGCCAAGCAAACTTCCTCCGCCAGCACTTGCAGCAATTACCCACGGAGCTGCTGCTCCACCAGTAAGCGCAGTTGCTAGTAGTCCTCCCATTAAACTTCCTCCAAGTCTACCCTTACTTCTTCTTCTCTTCCTGCTAATATCTTTAGTCTCAGCTTCAGAGCCAGTTTCACTTATAAGATTAAGATATTTTCTCAAAGCAGACTCTTCCTCTTCCGCAGTTTTTGTAAGCTTTAATCCAGTTTCACCCATTACATATGATTGCTGTGCTTTTATTTGTGCAAGTAATTCTTCTAACATATTAACTCCTTGTAAAGTCTATATAATACCAAGACCCTAATTCTTTTCTGTAAAGCCTAAGTTTTCCATCTGGTGTCTTAACAATTCTTTCGTCACCATTAGCACCAGAATTCTTTGGTGGATACCCAGTCTGTAATTTTACAGATTGGCTTTTTGAATTGTATAAAAATCTTTTCTCTCTATCGACTGCCATTTTAGTAAGACCTAGTTCCTTTTATTATCTTAGTTCGCGCTGTTTTTCTGGTTATTGGCCTATATTCCACAGTAATGCTATTTATTTTAAAGACACCAGTACCTTCCATACTAAAAAGCAATTGATAAGAGTTGCATTCTATCGGTCGTCTTATACCACTATTAGCATGGTATAAAACATTAATGTCTAAATCATCGCTTGTTGACGGCAAAGTTCCAAATGTACTAGTTCCCTGCTTAACGCCATCTTTATCTGTATATCTCCAAATAGCAGTCCCATTATCACTGCTACTATACTCAACTTGAATACCATATACCTTTTTAACTACCCCAGGTAATCCAAAATCATCATCTTTTAAATACACAGCAAACTTATTAGCAGCAGAATCTGGCTCACCATCGTAAGATAATATCTGAGAAGCTCCATCCGTAGCTGTCATTTTATTGTAAGCATCGGTTATAATATTACTTTTATTTCCATCTGGAAATAAATCTTCTATAAATGTAAACGCACCATTATTTAAATTACATATATAAGCATCACCATTATCAGTGCTTTCGTTATCAGCATCCCTTATAACGCAAAGATGTTTATTAACAGGCTCGTACCCAATTATTGAATCGTCATTAACAAAATCCTTCCAATCGCTTTCCAATATCTTTTTCTGTAAGTTCTTTATTTCTGACCCATCATATATATATAATCCATTTTTATTAGCCCAAGCTACTCCAAATTCAGTTTTTGTTACAGCTGCATGAAAAAGAACTCCTAAGTCTTTATGCTCAGCTTCTAAAAACCATTGCGTATCTGAACCACTTCCAATATTAACTATATAAAGTGTTCTTTCTTTAAAAAGAAGTAATCTATCAGCATATGATTCTAACTTTATAAACTCCTCTCCGTCGTTTATACCAATATCTATAAAATTTTGTGGAATAATTGTATCAAATTTATTAATTTCACTATACATTACCCTATCTGCACCAAGAATACTTACACTATTTGTTTTCTCTAAATCTTTTGTTTTAACATTTGCAATAAATCTTCTTCTATTTGCAACCACACTTGTTTTATAACCAAGACCAGCTTCTCCTATATGATTATACTCAACATCAGAGGGATATCCATTTAATGTTTCAAATGTATCTAAATTATGCGCGCCAATATTTACGGTACATTTAACAGTCGTTAACTGCGCTACTGCCCATCCTGTATACTCCTCGTCTAAATTCGTTCTACATCCAAATATAAGAGATATATCGGCTAATAATTCCCATTCTCCTTTTGTAGTACTATCTCTCCAGTACATTCTTCCGCCAGTTATTCTTTTGTTATAAGGTCTGGTTGCAATAATAGCCAACTTTAAATATTTAGATGCTGCAACTGTTATAACTCCAGCCATCTTTGATGGTAATGATTCTTGAATTCCATCGTAAATAAATGTTTGTGCAAACTCATAAGTAGCAGCAGTCATTCCGCTTTCGGATACTCCGGTTGCAGCAGCCTGTACAACTTCAAGATCAAAACCAAGTCCAGCATCTGGTGCAATAATTACAGTAGAATCTCCTCCAAGACTCCAAGATGAGTCTACTATAACTGTATCATGGTCAGTCCCGGAAGCAATACCTTTAAACTGGTCATCTGTCGTATCGCGAATAATATGTTTACCAGTATCTAAAGAGGAATCTATAATTGCTCTATCCGCAGTTGCCTCACCAAATGAACCAGCTGAAAATTCCACAGTTGTACTACTTGATGAAGAAGCAACCGTAAGAGTTCCATTTATACCCATCGTAGCGCCAACTATTCCTCTTGCTGTTGGATATCCAGTTCCGCCTGTTACCACTTTATCTGACGACCACGGCTTATAAAGACCTTGCTCAGCAGATAGCCATTCTGCCCAAGTATCTGCGCTACCTGGTGTTAATTGACTTCCAGCTTCATCAAGCCATAACTTCCTACTAATATAACCATACCACATAGGAGTATTATTTGCACCAAGATTCGCATCACATACCCTGACTATACCATCAGCCATATCATATATTACTTTACCGCCAGTAGTTCCTCCTAAATCTATTTGCCTAACTGCCCACGACCCGCCTGCGTCAAAAATATCTACTTGGGTATCTGAATCATCATCGGTATCTGCCATAAAAGTTCTAACGGTGGGAGTGTTTGTACCACCAGCGTTATAATCAAACGAAGCTTGAAAGAACCCATATCCCGCAACAACATCATCTACACTTGGATTTGAGTAATCAGTGTCATTATCAGCAGCAAAACCGCAAGACTTAATCATACCATAATCATCAAAGATAACATTCTCTGCCAAAGATACTTCATTATCTTTAATAGACCTTTGACTATCTCTTGTATTCAATCCACCGTCGAACCGATCATAAACTTTAAGTAATTTAGGCATTATTTCTTTATCTCAAAATGTACTAAGTCATCAAATTTATTATCTTTAGTATGGGTATCCTGATCCCAGTCTCCGCCCCAACGAATGTTTAAACCCATCTGCGATGCAATGCCGAGAACATATCCACTAAAATAGTGAAACCTATCACGGTCATTCCAGTCAACAGGATAGGGAGCCACATCAACAGCAATACTAGGAGTTTTGTTGTGTTTA